CGGCTCGCTGCCCTTGGCGCTGATCTTCATCGAGTTGACGTTGCAGCCCCGCAGCGTCTCCATGATGACGTTCGCCCAGCGAGTGAGGCTCACGGTCTGCCGACCGCTCTGGGTGTTGTTCAGCGCGTAGGTGACCGACACGCCGACGCTCACCGTCTCCTGGCCGAAGACCGCCTGGAAAAGGTCCTGCTGGTCTGGCGCGGTGCCTGCGGTGCCGCTCGGGATGAGGTACGACTCGAGCTCCCAGTCGATCTTCTGCTTCCCCAAGATCTGCTCGTAGAGAGAGCGCGAGTCGCGGTTGTCCTTGCGCTCGATGCGCTCCCAGTCGAAGCCGCTGGTGAACTTCAGCATCTTCGCCGCGCTGGCCGAGGTCGCGCGCACGAAGGTCCCCGGGGTCGACTCCGGCTGGATGAAGAAGCGCTGCTCCCTCGAGAGTGCGTGCGCGAGTGCTGGATTCAGGCCCATAGTTTCGGCTCCTTAGGTTCTGGTCGGTTGATCGAGATACAAGATCTTGACGGCGCAGACACAGCCGCAGTACACGTCGCGCCCGCCGTTGCTCGAGGCGTCCTTGGCCGGGAAGCCTTCGTCGGCGTAGCGGCTCGTGATCTCCGTGTTGATCGCGATGCCACCGCGGCTCACAGCGCCCGCGGCTCCCTCGAGCGCGTGCTTGAGCTCGTCCAACGCATCGGCGGCCTGCTCCTGGCGCCACTGCTCGACGACGCCATCGGCCATGTCCTCTGCGTCCCAAGTAGCCTGGATGTTCACCGACGTCGCTGCCTGGGCCTCGCCCTCGAGCGACCACAAGATCTGCCCCGGGTTAGTGCCTTGGCGGGTCTCGCGGCCGAGGTAGAAGCCGACGCGCCAGCCCTCGAGATCGGCGGGGTGCTCGGCGGGCTGCTGGAGGTAGCGCTCAACCAAGGTGACGTTCACCTTCGAGCCATTGGCCGTGGTGAGCGCCTCGAACGCCGCCGCCAGGTGCGCGGCGATCTGCCGGCGGACCGAGTCAGCCACTGGACACCACCTGGAGCGCGAGCTTGTCCGCCACCCGCTCGGCCGTGATGCCGACTTGCTCCAGCAGCGTCTTGGCCGCCGCATCGAGGTAGCCCACGCCCGGGATGCGGACGGACTGTTTGAGGAGGTAGCGCGGCACCATCTTCTGGCGCTTGCCTTTGCCTACGCGCTCCATGAGCAGCATGGCCCCCGATCGCGCGCGCACGGGGAACAGCGGCCGGTTGAAGTCCCGCGGGCCCTGGCCTCGGCCGGGCTTGCCTGCGCCCTTGCGGATGGGTATCGCCAGGTACTTGGTTCGCTTGGCCTTGATCTCCCCGCCGCGGTCGTGAATGGCGGCGTAGGGCATGCTCGAGTAGGCCTCGGCGGTGATGGTGTCGCCCTCGACCACCCGCGCCAGGAATGACCGCGCCAGGCGCCCCGTGGGGTCCTTGGCGAGGCGGGCCATGGACTCGCGGGAGAGCTCGCCGGCGGCGTACTGGGCGAGGCGCAGGGCTGCTTTGACGAGCTCCACCCGGGCCGCCTCGGGCAGCTCGGCGATCGCTGCGATGACGTCGTCCAGGTCGGCCGTCGTCATGACACCCTCTCATCCAGATACCCGGGCTCTACGGGCTCGTAGTCCTCATCCTCCAGGATGACGGCGTCCGAGCCCTTGCTGATGTTGCCGGCGCTCATCGTCGCCAGGCTGGTGGGCTGAGAGCCGGCGCGAGACTCGAGGTCATCGACGATCGACTGGTAAGCCTCGATGCGGGCGCGGGTGACCTGGAGTCCCTCGATCGAGCGGTCGGGGTCGCGGGCCATGGCCGCGAGGCAGAAGCGAGCCGCCGTCGCAGCCGCCCGCAAGATGGTAGCGGCGTCGGTGCCGCCGTCGAGCAGGCCCTCGATGACCTCGTCGTCGACCAGCTTGGATGAGGCGTTGGTGTCGCCGATCCAGCGGCGGACCTGAGCCAGCGCTGAGGTTGAAGCGGAGTCGTATGACCAGGGCATGGCCTACCTCCGCTTCTTGGGATTTGCTCCTGGGGCTGGGGACGCGGCCTGAGCGGGAGCCACATCCACAGCCCCAAGGAGCTGGGGGGGAACGAAAACGATGGTCCCGGCCCGTAGGCTGTTCTCCACGGAGCTTGCGCCCCAGGTGGAGACCGCTGCGGTGACGTCGTCGCCGGGCTCCACTCGAGCACCACCAACGCGCAGAACAACGGCGGCAACGTACGGCACTGGACCCTCCGATCAGTCGGTGTTGAGGCAGCTCGAGAGGATGACGCCGGCCGAGCTCGCCACGACCTTGAAGTCGACGGCGAACTGCGACTCGAGCCAATCCGACTCGATGCTCTCCTCGCGGTAGCGCTTGACCGTCACCTTGCCCGGGCCCTTGGCCTGGTCGTACGGCGACCACGAGAACGCCCGCATGGCCGTCGGGGCCATCGGGGGCGCGTTCAGGGGGCAGTACATCAGCAAGATCTGGTCGGCCGCGACATCGCTGTAGCTGCCGGCCGCGTTCTGAATCGCGGTGTTGTAGGCGCTGTTCGCCACCAGGTACCGCTGAACGCCGAAGATCTTGGCCATGACCGAGAGCTGGGCCGCCTGCGGGTCGCTCGTGATGACGGCCGGGTTTTGAAGCTGACCGCCGTACACGATCTTCGGCGCGATCGCCGAGTGCCCGATCAAGTAGTCGTGAACGTTCGGGCTCACGATCATGGTGTCGGCGCGGCGCCCGTTGGTGCCCCGGCGAACCAGCGTGTGCGCGTAGTTCATCGTCATGATCGGGTCGGAGCCGGCGGTGTTGAACGACGTGAACGTCGACGCGTAGGTCGCCGTCACGTCGTCGTCGCCGGTCATCCGGTTGCTCGAGTCCCACGAGGTGGTCAGCATCGCGCGCGCCAGGAAGGCCCGCTCACGCCGCAGCAGCAACTGGTCGATCACGCTGGCCGTGACGCCCTGCTCGTACCCGACGGGGTCGTCGGCCGAGTCGCGTTCGCGGTCGATGCTCTTGCCCTTCAGCGCGTAGACCTCCGCTCGGTAGCTGTCGGTCGACAGCGACGCGATGGTCTCCGCGGCGGGGGCGCCGGGTCCGCGGGGCTTGGCGTCATCGCGGGCGAAGTCGGCGCGAGACCACACGTTGTAGTAGTCGCTCTGCTTGGACACCGGCGCGATCGGGACGGCCTGATCTGCGATGTACGTGGAGGCGTCGCGCATGTACGCGACGGCGTAGTCGGTGAGGATGGAATCGACGTGTAGCGTGCGTGGCATCTTCTTGTGACCTCAGATGATTCCGTCGCGCTGGAAGTAGCCAGACACGAAGTCAGCGGCGGCGGTGGCGGACTCGAACACGCGCCCGACGCGGCGGTGGCCGGCGGTGGCCGACACGGCGACGCGACCAACGGTGCCGGCGACGCAGACGTCAGCCGGGGCGGTGATCGCGGCGTTGGCGCGCATCAGCGTGAAACCGCTGGTGAGCACCACCGCGGCCTGGCCGCTCGTGGGGGCGTTCTGCAGGATGCCGTCAGCGACACCACCGGCGGTGCTCTGAAGGTCGCACTGAAGGACGCCGCTCGAGAGAGAGAAGACGACCGCGCAGTACTGCGAGGAAGAGAGGTCAGCAGCCGCGATCGCGGTCGTGACCTGGTTTGCTCCGAATGCAACGGCCATTGGTCAGCTCCTCGCCCGGTGGGCGGCGTAAAGTTCGGGGTTGTCGCGAGCGAGCCGCTTGGCGATCTCCGCGGCGGGCTCCTTGGGGTTGGCCTTCTTCTCGGCCTCGTACAGTTCTTCGAAGGAACCGGCCGCGTTGGCCGAGCCGTTCGAGCCGACGGACTTGGTGATCGAGCCCTTCTTGATGGACTCGGCCCAGGCCTTCTCGGCCTGCTCGAACTTCTTCGCGAGCTCGGCGTCAGCCTTGCGAATGATGACGCGCGCCTTGGCATGCTCCTCGATGGTCAGGCCGACGAGGCCATCGCATCCACCCTCGCGGGCCTTCGAGATTTCCTCGCGCTCGCTCTCGCGGGCCTTGAGGGTCTCGACCTCCTGCTCTAGGCGCTTCTGGATCTCGTCGCGGCTCTTTAGCTGCTCGGCCAGCGCCTTCGCGGCGGGGGTCTCGGCGCCGTCGACCTTCGGGGTCTCAGTGGTGAGGAGGCTGCTGCGCTCCTCGGGGGACAGAGCGGCGAGCGCCGCCTTCAAGTCTTCGATCTTCATGGGTTCACTTTCCCGAGCCTTCACCAGCTCGATGGAGACGCCCTTGCCCGCGCCGGCATCGACGAGGCTCAGGAGGCGGATTTGGAGATTGCGTAGGCGGCCGACTTCGCCCTTGGCCACTCGCTCACGAGCCTTGGACTTGGCGCTGAGCGACGATCCGTCGAGCCCGGTCACTCGGTGGGCGAGGACGTCGATGCTGAACTCGTTGAGCTCGCCCCGCTCGACGCGGGCGGCGACGTCATCAGGGACTTCGAAGCCAGCCCACCAGCCGACACGGCCGGATCCGTCGCCGTCCATGGCCACCCGCTTACGAGGGTCGAGGTAGGCGGACTCGATGAGGTCACCGATCGGCTTTCGGTCGTGCTGGATGTCGGCCTTGCGTGCGTTCTTGGCGAAGTCATAGACGCCTTCCTCAAGCTCGGACGGCTCGATGATGTCGTCTTGGTGGTCGATGACGAGGACTCCATCGGCGTCAACGGCAACGGAGCCGAAGCCAAACACCCTGCGCTTTCCAGAAGTTCCGCCCTTGGTGACGGCCACGATGGGCATCGACAGGCGAAGGCCGTCCTTGGTGCGCTCGGCGAAGCTCTTGGCCTTGGCCCCGGGGATGAGGCCGGCGTTGGTCAGGCCTCGCTCGGCGATCGCGCGGGCCTCGGACACGGACTC